ATAAGGTACTTGGAAGACCAACGGGACAGGGCTATGGTGCTGCTCGTAAAGGACCAAGTGTACAAGGACCAATAGAAGCTATAACTGATGAGAAGCTTTCTGAAGGTCAATCTTTTTCAACAAGTCAAGGTAAAAACGTAGGTAACTACGGTCAAGGAGGAAGTTAGTTATGTCTGAAAAAAATAAAAGTAAACCTAAAAAACGTAAAGCAAAAGTTGTTAAAAAAGGTTTAGATTTTTTAGCAAGTAAAGTTAAACCTAAAAAACGTATAGGTAATACTCCTGATAAGAATAAACGAAGATTAAAAGTTATGAGATCTAGAGAGGATAGACTAGCTGGTAATAAACCTCCTACAACAACCATGTCTAAAAAAGAAATTAGAAGTCGTAGAGACAAAAATGCAGGTTGGAGAAAAATGAAGCCGGGTTCTAATGCTCAAATAATGGCATTTGCCAAAGTAAACGGAAAGGCAGCAACAATAAAAAAATTTGGTAATGCTGCTGTTGATAAAGTAATAGCTAGTATGCCAAAGAAAAAACTTGTAAATAAAAGAACTTCTCCTAAAATTACTGCTGATTTACAACCTTCTGGTCATCCAATGACAGGTGAATTAGGTGGTCGTGGTGGATTATCTTTTAAAGCAGGAGGTAAAATTATATCTAGAGAAAATGGTGGACCAGTTAAAAAACGTAAAGCAAAAGTTGTTAAAAAAGGTTTAGATTTTTTAGCAAGTAAAGTTAAACCTATTAAGAAAAAAATAATGAAAGCAACTGCTCCTAAAGATGCTAAAAAAGTAGGACCAGTTCAAAAAGTTACTAAAGAAGTTTTTAAACTAACAGAACCAAAGTCACGTAGAACTCAAGCTGGTATTAGAGATACAAAAGGAAGATTGTCAGGTGTTTCTAAAAAACAAAAAAGGATAGCTAGTGCTATTAGAGTAGGCGTACCTACAGCAGTAGCCGCATCATTGCTATCAAACAATAAGAAGTCAGGAACAAGGACAGCAGGTGCAGGTTCAGGTGGTAGCTATAAAGTTAAGAGTGGTGATACTCTTTCTCAAATAGCTAAACGTAGAGGTACTACTCTTAAAGCTTTATTAGCAGCTAATCCTAGTATTAAGAATGCTAATGCAATTAGAGTGGGACAGAAGATTAAAATGAGTAAGCCTGTTGCTAAACGTAAATCTGTTTATCAAGGAATGAAAAAGTCTGAGATGAAGAAGATGGCTATGCCTAAGAAGAAAAAAATGGGTGGTGGTAAAGTTTATCGAAGAGGTGGTGGTAAAGCCTTACGAGGATTTGGCAATGCTACTTACTCTAATAAGATGTATTAAGAATGCTAGGATTAATATATGAAATGAAAACTCGTATGGAGAATACATATGAGTTTAATAAAAAGTATAAGAAGTCTGTTACAGAAGGTTATGATGACTATACACTAATAGATCATGATGTTATTAAACCAGAGAAGAAATATTACCCAGATTGGGAAACATGGTTTAAAGATAATTGTGATTATTTAGTTAAAAAATATAGGTACACATATGGCAGTAAAGCGAAAAAGAAAGCCTAGTAATATGAAAGGCATTACGATTGGTAGGGGGATGAAGCGTCCTACTAAGTCTGGTGCTGGTATGACTAAGAAAGGTGTAGCTAAATATAGAAGACAGAACCCCGGTTCTAAACTAAAGACTGCTGTAACTGAGAAGAAGCCTACTGGTAAGAGAGCATCAAGACGTAAGAGTTACTGTGCTAGATCAGCAGGTCAAATGAAGAAATTTCCCAAGGCTGCTAAGAATCCTAATAGCAGACTTAGACAAGCTAGAAAACGATGGAGATGTTAAATGAAGCGACAAAAAAGAGTATGGGATAAGAAAACTGGTGGACTAATATATGTTGACAGTGTTAAAGATTTCTTAGCACAACAGAGTGAAGATAAGGTAGAAGCTCCAGTTGAAAAGGAAGAAGAAATTGTTGAAGAAGAAGAAGTCGTTGAAGAAGCTGACGAAGCGTCAGACTGATACTTTAAAGAAACACTCAGTTCATCACACTGCAAAGCATATGTCTTTTATGCGAAGTGAGATGAAGAAGGGTAAGACATTTTCAACAGCCCATAAAGCTGCTATGAAAAAAGTAGGCCGATGACAAAGTGTAGAAACTGTGGTCATGACTCTCATTGTGGTAATCCACTAAGTCAGACTATTTCTCAAACTTTATCTGGTATAGGTGGAACTAAAGTAGAAGTTTGTAAAACATGTAGGTGTGAAAAGTGTTCACCTAAAACTGATTGGGGTTAGTATGGCTGTAGCAACTAAACGTGATCCTAAGAAATGGGCTGCTGCTAAAGCAAGAGCAAAAGCTAAGATGGGTGGTAAACATTCAGCAAGAGCAATGCAGTTAGCAGTTAAATACTATAAAGGTGCAGGTGGTACATACAAAGGTACAAAGAAAAAAAGTAACAAGCTATCTAAATGGAGCAAACAGAAGTGGAGAACAAAGTCAGGTAAACCTTCTGGAAAGACAGGTGAAAGATATCTCCCAGAGAAAGCAATCAAATCTTTATCTTCTAAAGAGTATGCTGCAACAACAAGAGCAAAAAGAGCAGGAACTAGAAAAGGTAAGCAGTTTGTTAGACAACCTAAGAAGATAGCAAGAAAGACAAGAAGGTATAGAACATAATGGCTACATCAGGTACATATAACTTCAACTTAGATATAGATGAAGTAATTCAAGAAGCAAGTGAGATGATTGGTGGAGAAGATACTCTAGGTCATGAACCTGCTTCTGCTAGACGTTCTATTAACCTTATGCTTAAGGATTGGCAGAACAGAGGGATACTTCTATGGACAACCAATACCAGCAGTATTACATTATCTACCAGTGTTACTTCTTATAACTTAGATAGTAGTACAATCAATGCTCTTGAGGTAGTCTTACGAAGAAGTAACTCAGATATACAGCTTACCAGAATTACTCCAGAAGAGTATCTCCTTATACCATCACCTACTCAGACAGGCAGACCTACTCAGTATAGTATACGTAGAAGTAGAGACAATCCTGTACTATCAGTCTGGCCTATCCCAGAGAACTCTACAGATACTCTACAGTTAGAGATAGTCAGTGAGATGCAGGATGTCAATAAGTCTGCTGATCAGAATGCTGATCTACCTAAAAGATTTCTACCATGTTTGACAATGGGACTAGCTTACTTTATGTCTATGAAGCGTCCACTGGTAGCAGATACAAGAATAGCAATGCTTAAACAAAACTACGAGGATATGTTAGCTAGAGCAATGGAAGAAGATAGAGAAAGAGCTTCTCTATATCTATTACCTAGATTAACATTTTATAACTAATGGCAGTAAATAATAAAACTTTAGCAATGTGCGATGTGTGTGGATTTACTTATCCACATAGAGTAATGAGAATGAATAGTTACGGTCTTTTGGTTTGTCCTGAAGACTTTGAAGGACAATATGATTTAAAGAACAGTCCATTAAACAAAGTTCCAAATGTAAAAGATAATCCTAGAGTTATGAATCCTAGACCTGATGATGGTGGAAGAGGAATAACATGGGATAAATATGCAGAATGGATTACAGTAGATCCTACAACTCTTGCTCCTATTAAAGGGAATACAAATTGGCAACTTGCAAATAGAACATGGGATGCAATATGACAGATTTTAACGGGAAACTTATATCTAATACATACAGATCTTTATTGACTGTTAATGCAAGTACGACAGGTACAGGTGTTACTACTTCTCTTGTAGGTATACAAACAGCAGATGGTACTCAGACAGCTATTAAGATAGCAACTAATGCAGCACAGATTAGTGGTAATCTTGGAGTATCTGGTAATCTTTCTGTACAAGATAAAGTATGTGCTTCAGCTTTCTTTGGAGATGGCTCAAACCTTTCAGGACTTACAGCTTCTATTGGTGGAAGTATATCAATAACAAATGCTTTTATAGATGGAACAGTAACGATTGCAGGAGCAGCTATATTTAATGATGACGTTTCAGTTAGTGGAGTAGTAAATATAGGTGGTAATACATCTGTAGGTGGAACTCTAATAACTACAGGAGCAGCTACATTTAGCTCAACTGTTACAGTAGTTGGAGCAGGAACATTCAAGAATGACGTATCAGTTAGTGGTGACTTAGGAGTTAAAGGTGATGTATCTGTAGAAGGTAATGTATCTCTTGGAGGAACATTGGCTGTAACAGGTACAGGTACATTTACAGGCAAAGCAGAATTTAATGATGACGTATCTGTTAGTGGAAACTTAGATGTAACAGGAAATGTATCAGTAGGTGGAACAGCAGTATTTAATAGTAACGTATCTGTAAGTGCTAATGTAAATGTAAATGGTAATGTAACAGCAACTTATTTCTACGGTGATGGTTCTAATCTTAGCAATGTCGAAGCTGAGTTAGGAACAGCTACTAATATATCTGTTGAAGGATTTATACATGCAGGTGGAAGTGTATCTGTAAGTGGACCTTT